CGCCCCAGCTCTGGAGTTGCAGCTTCGACATAGGACACGGCAGTTCTCAAGGGTGTTGGCATCTATTGGGTTTGTGAACGTATCTACTGGTCTGATGTGGTCGATTGTGTTGGCTTCGTTGCCACAGATTGCACAGTGGTTGTCGTGTTCCAGTAGCTGCTTTCGTATGGCCTTGAAGGTTGAGTGGCTTCGTGCTTTGGTGTTGTGTGCTGTCATGGTTTCCTTTGTGTTATTGCTAGCGCCCTTGGCTTTGCCTGCGGTTGCTTTCGTGTTCGTGTTCGGTCTGGTGGTTTGTGTTCCCCACAGTTCTGACCAAGTAGGTCAAGGTTGCCGGACACATTGTTGAAGTGGACACCATTCGTATTTATGACGTTTAGACGCTGAACAGTGACTGACCCCAGCATCCCTTCAAGTAAGTCATCACAAGAGGCAAGGCGCACTGCACGACCCACGTTCCCGTGTAAACACCAACACAGTTCAACTCCGTATGTGGCCATGGTCGTATTCAGTTGTGATCATTGTGTTTAGTTCTTTCGAATCCCCTGAAGGATGGCAATGCCGATGGATATTAGCAGTGCGTACCACGCAAGTATTAACACTGGGAGAGCCTTTGGGCTATGAAGGTGATGTCTGATGGTCGCCAAAGGTAGCACTCAGCGTGGGGGTGAAGTGTTTTCAACCATTGCAGCTGTGCTTCTGACGCTTTGCCTTTGTCGGTCTTGAGTTCAGCGAAGATGAGTCCGCGCTCTTGATGAGCCATGACAAGGTCAGGGAATCCTGTGGACCCTGTGGTGATGTAACGCCCTGTCCGGGTCATTGACGGCTGTGAATGATGCAATGACCAGCCGAACTGGAACGCCAGTGCTTTCACTTGGGCCTGAAATGATGACTCGCTGATGGGAATCATCGCTTGTCTTTGCCAAGCATGAACCCGCACATCCCAACCGCGCTAATCATCACAATGAAGGTGAATAGGTCCAGCACGTTAGAACGGTTCTTCTGGTGAGTCGTAGGTCGGGGCTGGTTGCTCACCGTTCTTCAATGAATCAATGTACGCGCTCGCTTCGCGCTTGCTAAAGGACTGGAGATTGTGCGGTGGCACTTTGCCCATGGATTTGCAGACGGCACGAATCATGTTCTGTTGCTTTTCTGAGGCGAGGTTGCTGGACTCGGTGACAACAGTGTCTCCGCGCTGCACCTTCTGCATTTCTTCACGGCTGGGGCGTTTGTCAAGCGATGACCCACAGAAGTTGTGCATCGGAAAATTACTTAAACATCTGCCAAGGCTCGAAGTTTCGCAGTTTTCTAGGGAACTCGTTTTATTCACATTTCCCATGTTCCTGATTTCTTCGGCATGGCCTGTGGCTACGACCACGCCATCGCAAAGGATGCTGGTCTTCATGACACAGATGTCTTCACCGGGCAATGACAAAAGTTCAGAGATAACAGCAAAGAACTGTTCTTTGGTTTCTGCCCATTCGATGAAACGAGAGAACCTACTTTGGACTGGTTCGTAGTCGTCTGGATTAAAGCCCACGGGAATACTCGTTCGTTATGCGGTTTAACTCTGTTTCAATGCGTTGTAGCGCTTCTTTTAGCAGCTTGATTTCCTGCTCTTTGGCGTGAATCATGTCTGCCACGTCATCGTTGTGTGTGTACTCACTCATCGTCAGCCAACTTGACTGAGCTGATGTATGTGATGCCTTTTGATGGGCCTGAACTGTTAAACGATGGGTGCCATGAATCTCTGATGGTTTCGGCAATGTTTGGCAATGCGTGAAGCGCGCCCACAGCTTCAAGCACGAGGCTTGATTCTTTAAAGCGCAACTCCAGAGCCAAGTTATGGCTGAGATTAGTTAGTTTGGCGATTAGCTCACCAGTTGATGTTTCCATTTGTGTGTACCTTTCCACAGTTACGTTTCCATTTGACAACAAGCGTGTGTCTTGATTGGCAGATGAATCTTTGCAGGGATGCTTGTCCCTTAAGACAGCCCCAGCCCCACGGCCCAACGCGCCATATTTTGCGTCCGTCAGGATTGATGTGCGATTTGAAAGCGATGGCATCAGCGACCTTGACTTGTTGCTTCGGTGTCTTGCCTTTTGCACTAGGAGTGTCTGACCATGTGCGCCACGTTTGGCGGTGAATACCTAGACCGCCTGTGTAGGACTTTGTGCTGTGTAACCAGTTGCCACCAGTTTCGCACCGGGCGAGTTGGTCATAATATTGATCAGGCAACACGCCGTTGTATTTGGCGTGGGAATCAGCAGCTGCACTTGCGTGGGCTGGGGTGGATAATGCGGTGATGAGGGCTAGTGCCATGATTCTCTTAATCAACCATTTCAACTTCTGTAATCGAAGCAAACGTCATCCATGGAGCCTGCCTTGTGGCGACTGTGACCTTGACGATTTCTTCTGTTGCCGAATCCGTGAAGATTTGGACGAGGGTTAGTTTGTCCTTAGACCATAACGGCATATAGCCCCATGAGGGAAGCATCACTTGCGCCACCAGCGGTTGACAACCTTGAAATATGCCCATGAAAGGCACCAGCCAAATAGGACGGCTATGAACATTTGCTCGTGGGTATAGGTTTTCATGCCCAGCCCCTAACCATGTCTAGACCTGACTGGGTGACGGCACACACAATGCCCTGAGAGCCACTTGAGAGCGTCCTACGGATGCCTAAGTCGTGGATAAGTCCTGCTGTGCGGAGGTCTGAGCATCGCTTCCAGTAGCCCTTAATTTCATGACCTTGGGCTGAAGCGCGAGATGCAGCTTCTTCGTCTGTGAGGCCCAGCGTGGCATCGGCGTAGATGGCCAGAAGGATGGCGCGGTGACTGCCTACTTTCATGGGGGTCACTTGCCGTGAAGTTTCAGGGTCTGTGCTCCTGAAAAGCGGTAAGTCGAAAATGATTTTCTGCATTATGTGTTTCCTTTGGTGAAGCCCTTTGAGTGGCTGAATGTGACTTTACACAATTTGACAAAGCGGTGGTGGATACCCCAATGGAAACAAAGGCACCCACCACCTAACCCCAGCCTGCTCAAACAAGCTGGGAATCCTTATTTCAACGCTCGAAAAACTTTTTCAAAGTTCTCTGGAGTTTGATTTGCCAGTTCTATATGGAACCAATTTGGCGAGCCTTGATAGGAACCAGCGTTGTCATCGGCAGTGTAAATTTTGACCCCTGCTTTGCCTTCGCCACGAGAACAGCGGTAGCCCGCGCCATACTCACCATAGGCGTACCAGTGCATTTCACACAGGCCAAGAGCTTTGGAGTTGGCGAGGAACCAGTCCCAGATGATGCGCGCTTGTGCTTCGTCTTTGTATTTCAAGTCAGCTGCATACCCGGTGGCGTGGACGGATAATCCTGCATTGTTTCGCATTGGTCTATTGGCGTAGGTGCCTAACGAGACAAGACCCCAACGTGCTTTGCACAGCTCTACCAATTTGCTTGTGACGGGCTGTGTGGTTTTGCCGTCCCATGCTGGGTAGTACGGATAGACGCGAACGCTCACGGCTGTGGTTCCTTCGGTTTGTCCTTCAAACCATTACCTGCCAATACGCCTATCAAGCCACCAGCGAGTGTGGAAAGCATATAACTCAGGACGTTTATCTGGGCTGAGTCCAATTCGGCCATTTTTTCAGGCTGTGTGACGAATAGCAATCCGTACAAAATCGTAAACACTGAACCTACGAATGAGATTGTTAAACCGATTGCAACAATCAAAACGATGCGCGCTTTGATTTCTTCGTTGCCTAGTCTGTTTTGTGGTTTCATCGGCATTTGGCTCCTGTCCCGTATCGGGGTGCGTTTGTGGTTTCGGTGGGGGTTGTATCGGTGACGCTCGAAAGTGCTTTGTTTTTAGTGGGTGGGCAGTTGAGGCGTTCACGGTCTGAGCAAGCGGTGAGCGATGCACAAATGACCAATAGAATTAGGCTTTTACGCATCATGCAGATGGCCCAATATCTTCAACGGAAAAACTGTAGAAAGTTTCTGAGTCACCCACAAAGATTGCGTTAGATAACGTATTTACTTGCGCTCTTATTTTTAATGTTGTTGAACCACTTAAACCAGACAAGACGGCGCTCAAATAAACGGTTGTGTCGCCAGTGCCAATCATGTAACCAGCGGTTGAGTTTTTAACAACATTAGAACCGTCAGTCAGTTTAGTAATTACATTTTGCGCTGCCGACACATTGGAAGCACGAGCCGAAAAAGTTGCACGGTAAAGACGACCTGTAACTGGTGTAAAGGTAACAGTCATTGCCGTAACATCTGCAAGTGTTGTAGTTATGGTGAAGTTAGCCGAGTTGCGCATGACATAGCCACGACCTGATGTACCGCCTGCGGTGGCATCAACAATGCCCCAAGGCAGTGCGTTCATCTGTGCTGCTGTCAGGATTGCCCCTGAAACGAAAGTTGTATTTGCTGTCATGTTGTGTCTCCTTTAGAAACTGAGAAGGTTGTTGTCGAGCGTTCCGAAGATTGCATCGTCAAGGGTTAAGTATTGATTGCCGTCCGTACTCTCAAAAGTGTACGAAATGACGTGATTGCCGGGTGTGATTGTATGGTTCACCCCTGAAACAATCAAGGTTTGACTATCGCTCGAAGGTGTTCCTGTCACAAAGTTTTTGACCACGGTGCAGATGCTGGTGAGGTCAAGACTGAGTGCAATGTTTTGTTGGGCTGTGGTCATTCCCGACAGTTGGCTTTGTAATCCGTTAAAACGCAAAATGGGGTTTTGGTATCGACCCAAAAGGTAAGACCCAAGAGCTGCGACTTCTGTTGTGGTGCTGTTTAGCAGGCTCAAAAGGCTGTAAGTCTGGGCCTGATATTGAGCGATTGACGTGGCACTGCTGGTGGTTTGCACCGCGCCAGCATCAGACTGGGTTGAAATTATGTTGAACAAGAGCTCGTCACCATACTGGTTCATGAGACTGTTGAAAGGCAATCCTGTGCCATCTCCATTAAACGTGGCACCTGACACTGGGTTGAGAACGCTGGACCTGCCCTTGAAAGTGAGAGTCCCAGCTGCACTCATGAATAGGTAGCCCTGTTCAGAAGTGTTTATTTGCTGAAGATAGTTGAGACAGTTGGTGTCTTGATCGATTGCAAAGGCACCGAGGGTGGATGAACCAGTGTCAATTGAACGCGCGCCTTGATAGTTGATTTCTGTGTAGTTGAGAACGGTGTTGATTCGTGTCCCAGTCTTTTCAGCTGATGGCGTGACAGCGTTAATTTGCTGGTTTGAAAGAACGGTAAAAGCGTCAGCGCATTGCACTGTGGCTGTGTCGTTGAAGCCCAAGTCATAGTTAATGTCCCAATCTGTTACCAGACCTGTGTAGATGGGGATTCCGTTGGCAAGAATCTGAACTGGCAATCGCGGGACAATTCCTGTTTGCTGTGTGGCTCCGCCTATCCAATACGGCGATGACTGGTTCAGAGGGTCAAATGTCCGGGTCTTGTTCCAAAGATTTATCTGTGCGGTGCCACAGTTAAACTCGTCAAGTTGGCGTGAGCGACCACGAGTTATTGAAACTGACTGGACATATTCGGTGACATCAGAGAATTGGATTCCACCCAGAGTTCCACGGCCTGCCGTGTCAAGGACACCATAGAAAGCGTCATTGAGTTGAAAGGGTTGACCAAACCCTGTGGTCGTTTGGAAACCAATAAGGACTTGAAGCTGTGGCTGGGTCATACGGACACGAAAACCTGACCCGAGAGACGTTCAGCGGATTTAATGGCTTCGATGATGTCGCGCCCGACTTGGGCAGGGTTAGAAACAAGGCCAGCGTTCACTGTGATTTGGTAGGTCTTTGCTTGGTCAAATGCTGTTTGTCCTGCAGCTACATTGCCACCAAAGAAAGCATTTCCTGCAGCTAATCCAAGCCCAGCTGCGGAACTTGCAAGACTGCCAAGCGACTCATTAAAACTTGCCAAAGTCATGCCGTTAGCACTTGTGATCAAATCCTGTGTGACTGCTAATCCTGCAGTTGGGCCGAGGTTAATAAGCTGAGAAAGGCCAGCTTTAGAAAGCCCATACCCGGTTAAATATTCAAGGTTTGACGCAAACTTTTTAGCGTCTGCAATTTGCTTTTGAAATACTTGTGCATAACTAGAAGTCGCTGCTGTTGCTTGTGCAGTATTGACGTTCGTCTCGGACAAAGCCAAAGCATCATTTGCTTCTGCCAATTTGAGCTTTGCTTCCTTGACATCATTTGTTGCTTCGACAATTGCTTCTGCGTCATCGCCCTTTTGAGTTTTAATGAGTTGCTTCATTGCGTCATCAACATCTTTGGTGGCTTTGGCTACATCGCCGTAAGCATCCTTGCGCTCTTTAAGTGCGTCAGCAACGCCCTTGGCTGCATCATCTTGAGTCTTAATGGCATCAGTTAAAGAAACCATGCCTGTGATGGAACTTGCCGTAGTGTCAGCAAAATCTTGAAGTTGGTCTTTGGCATCTTGAAGGTGCGTAGCCACTTCATCAACAGCGGTGACTACACGATCACGCAAAGTGTCTGCATGGTCTTTGGCTGCTTTGCGGGCTTCTTCTTGTTTCTTTTTAAGAGAGTCAGTTCCCGTCACTGTTTTCTTGAGTGTCTCTGTGTACTTGTTAGACAGCAACTTGTCCATGTCGCGAAACTCTGCAGCTGTGTATGTAGCTGCGGGTGCTGTTTCTTCAAGTGCCCCGGCGACAGTGTGCAGTAAGCCAGCGATTTGTTTTGCGCCTCTTATAAGCCCGCCTGCAGGGGTGACGTACAGGAATAACTTGCCGAACGCGTCAACCAGTTTGTTGGTTTTGCCAGCTGCTTTATCCGCAGCTGACGGAATGAGGTGATTAAGAATTGAGGCAAAGTCACTGACCGCTGGTGAAAGTTGTGAACCAACAAGCTCATATAGATTGTCAATTGTGATTGACAGTTGAGCCATGCCTCCAGCGGATGATGCTGCAGCTGCGTCTGATGCACCTTTGAAACTGGTTGCTAGTTGGCGTTGAATTGTTTCAAAGTCTTTGGCTTTGACAGCGTCTTTATCAAGGGAAACTCCAAGGCGGGTAAGTGCACCCACGTTGCCGTTCTGGGCCTTAGCCAAAGCAAGGGAAACTGTCTCGAGGTCTTTGCCTGTACCTGCTGAAATATCAAGCGCCAAGGCAAGAAGCTGTTGGGCCTCGTCAACGTCTTCAGTGGCGCGAACAAGGTTGCCCAGAGCGGGACGAAGCTTGTCGTCTGAGACTGCAGAGGTGGCTTCCATCTTCTTGATTTGCGCCTCAAGGGAAGCAACTTGAAGGTCGGTTGCGCCAGTTGAGTTTTGAACTGCAATCTTTAGAAGGTCTGCAGCCTTTTCGTCATCATTAAATGCTTTGACGGATTTGCCGAGTTCGCCAACCAATACTCCAGCGGAAACTCCTGCAGCTACCTGTGTGCCCATAAGGCCCTTTAGAGAGAACTGTGCGTTCTTGACACCCTTGTCGTTGTAGGTGGTGACGATGGGAAGCGTTACTGCAGCCATTTGGTTATCTCACTTCTCTGTTCACGCGCAAGATTACATCCTGCACAATGCCGTGAACGGTTGCTGTTAAATGCGGGAGGTGTTCTTCTCCACCGGGCCACATATACCGAGAAGGACCTTTGCGTCCTTTGCGCTCACCAGAGCGATGCGGAACATCTTCGCTGTCAAGGTTGTCAATGAATGGGGAACTGCCACCGCGCGCCCCAGCGGTGTCGTAGATAGCACCAGCGGGGTTGTTCTGAATAATGCTGAACATCGAATAAGCACTGTTGCCCATTCGGGCTTTGCGCTTTGGGCCACCAAGTTTGAAACGTATGCCACGAAGAATGAGTTGCTTGTTCCACGCGGTTGCACCGCCACGACCCTTGACCAGCTCACCCTTGGTGATGCGGGAATCCCCGCCAGATGAGTTGAACGGGGTGATGTCAGAGTCAATGAACTTGAGATAATCCTTGATGGATTTGATCGTTGGTGCAGCTTCTTTTCGAATCTGCTTATTCATCTCTTTCACATAATCAGGTTCAAGTTTCTTGAGACGCTTCAGCGTTTCGTCAAGACCCTTGATTTTCATGTCTGATTGGATGTTTGCCATTACTTGTGTCTGTCTTGGAGGGCTTGGCTAAGAGTGCTGATGAGTGTTATCGGCATGTCCTTCAGGTCGCGCCATGGAATCCCCGAAAGGATTAGTCCGGCGATGACTCCGTGGATGCCGTCGCGCCAAAAGGGATGCGTTCCACCCTGTAGGAAATGCCTTTCACTTCTGACTTGTACTTCTCAATGTTGCTGACGTGGCCTTGCTGTTTCATGGAAAGGTAACTCAGGGTTACTAGGTATTCCATGGAAAGGTTTTCGTCAACAGCTTTGATAATTGAAACGGTGTGCAGTTTCTCAAACTCAATGAGGCTTGCTACCGATAGGGCGATTTCATGTTCGCTCCCATCGACCAGCACAGTGGCGATGTGGAGTTCAAACATTAGACGACTGGGGCTGTGTAAAGGCCACCGTTAAAGGTGATAGCACCGACAGTGGCAAGGTCGCCTACAGCGCCCGTTACGGGACGGTATTCACTCATCAGGCAGTTAGTGATGGTGAAGTTCGGGTTGGTTGCTCCTGTGGCCTGTGAGTCGTGTTTTACAGTCACTGTGGTTTGAACGCCGACAAGAGCAGTCAAAGTTGCGTGAACTTTTGAAGCTGCAAAGTCTTGGTTGAACGAGATTGTGACCGTGTTGTTCTGGATTCCGCCCACGAACTGATGTCCGTTGGTTGAAGTCGCTGACATTGCCGTTGATTCGACTGAATCGACAGCTTGTACAAGCTCGACGTTTGTGACATAGGTAGTCAGGTCAATTGAGTTAACGGTGACTTGGGCATCTTTAAGTACGAAAATAGCCATGACTATTCGGCCTCTGCTTTCTTGGTTGTTTGTTTGTATTCGATATGACCCGCACTGATGAGGGCCTCAATCGATGAGCCTTGCAGCTCATCATCGGTGATTGTGTCGCCAAGCGATTTGCCTGCAACAAGTTCTGATGTGACTTTGTAACTAGCCATGTGTTCCTTATGGGTATGCGACCCACGGCACCGTGATGGTGTACGCGGGAAGTTCTTGGTTGCCCACAGAATAAACCGTGGGAGTTGCGTCTGTTGCTGATGTTGCGTCAATCACCATGTCCATCGTGTCAAGAAGCGCAATGAGCGCGTCCAAGTTGCCGGGTGGGGGCATCAACACATTGACAGGGAAAGAAAGCAACAACTGGTTAGTGGTTGAACGAGTCACTTGTGGCGGGTCAATGATCACGGAAAGCGGGCGAGCGTTGCGGGAGTCTGAAACAACAACAACGCCAGCAGTTTCAAGCGTTGAAACCAGCCGAAGGCGGGCATCATTTGTACGGCCCATTATGCGACCTGCGCTCGGTTACAACCCCAGAGTCTGAGAATGTCACCCATGGCAACAGGGTTGTTTCCTGATGCCAAAGTTTCATAGGACTGGAATGAGTCACCGCCAGCAGAACCGCGCGAGCGATACAACTGAGCTGCCATCATTGTCGTACCCAATTTCACGTCAGCACTTGGTGCCGTAGCAAGCACATCAGAAAAATATCCTGCAGCGC